ATAAAACCAAAGCAGCGGTAAAACGCGCTACGGTGGAGTTGGCCCCTACTTCGTTTACAGAGGTGAGTGAAGTTGGTCTTTCTGGCTCGCGAAAGCTTGGAAAAGGAAGACCAGATGCTGTCAGAGAGAGTTTGGACAGTGCGTTAGAGGTTGAGAGAGCCGAGGCTACCGCTCTTTTGGATGAGAATGCTAGAAGTTTGTTAACTACGATTATTCGTAATAACATGGTTAGTATTCAATTCCGTAGAGAGGATAGTTTTGAGGACGAGGCCGCCGACATTCGAGGAGACGAGAAATGGCAGCATGCCATTACAGCGACTTTTATCCGAGGCCGAATTGCAGTGACAAACAAGCACATCATTTTTGCCTTGAGGAAGCAACCAATGTTGCGGATTCAAGGTGCGATGTGCAAAGATGGCACTGTAGTTATGGTCAAGGATTTAATTGTTCTTCGTGCGGAGGATACTCATCCTTTGTATGGAGAGCGTGATGTTTGCTTGATTGTTTTCCCACGACATATTCGTCAGCATAGAGATATTATTAAACATTTTATCGATCGTGTCGACGTGCAGAATTTCCGAGAAGTTCGTAAGGCCATGTTGGTTGGATACTTACCGGCAGCAGAGCTTATTTGTGGCATTTATGTCACTGATAAGTGTGTTGGTATGGATAAACAACTGATAATGACTTACAAAGGTAAGGATATTAGTAGCGTGAGAAGATTTTTCAAGTATAACATTGAGACGACTCAAGGAGACTGTGGTGCGTTGCTCATGTCGATGAGCATGGAGCACCAGAGGAAGATTTGTGGAATACACTGTGCCGGACGAGTCGACACAGAGTATTGCGGTATGGCTTCTCCTGTTTCACAAGAACACATTCAGTTTCTTTTGCAATTGGCGCTAAAGCACAATGATGTTATTGTTGCCGATGCGCTAATTTGCTGTCCGGAATTGGATGTTGAAAGTGATGTAGTTGAGGTCATAGAGATGGATCCACCTGTCCGAAGTTTTCAATTTGAGGCTAAAGTCAGTGGAAATCGTTTTGGAGGTGCCTTTATGGATGTTGGAGTAATCCAAGATCCAGGTGTTCAGTACAATAAGACGGAGTTACGAAAGTCTCCTGGGTATGGAAAGATTGAAGGCCATGCAAGCACGACTGCACCGGCAAGATTGAATAGGTTTAGGAGTGTGCTCAATAATCAAATTATTGATCCCATGACGAAAGCTATCTTGAAAGCCGATGTGAATCCAGTATCGGTCCCTAGTAGACCCCTTGATATTGCAGTGTTGGACGTGCGCAATATGGTGAATTCTCGAAAGAGTAATTACCGTAGAGTGTTGTCCTACGAAGAAGCAATATCTGGAGTTGAAGGGGACCCTTATTTGGGTGCCATTTCCCGCAGATCATCCCCTGGTTATCCTTGGATACATCAGAAGACGAAGAGTGGCTGCCGAGGTAAGGAAGAATGGTTGGGTGTGGACGAAAAGTTCGTTTACGACCATCCTAAATTGCTTCGAGCTCTGCATGACAGAGAGACTGCAGCCAGTGACGGAAAGAGAGTTCCAACCCTGTGGGTTGATGTTCTCAAAGACGAAAGACGACCCCACCTAAAAGTGGAGATGGGAAAGACGCGATTGTTTTCTTGTGGGCCTATGGACTTTAATATACTTTTTCGAAAGTCTTTTTTGGGTTTTTGTGCTCACATGATGGAAAATCGCATTCTTTTTGAGTCTTGCGTTGGAGTGAATGTCTACTCTATGGAGTGGAACCAGATAGCCCAGGAGTTGACGAACCGGGCTGGTCCTGTTATTGCGGCAGATTTTACGAACTATGATGGAACGCTCAACGCCGGAATTTTGTGGTCTATTTTAGATCTCATTAATGATTGGTATGATGATGGTCACGATTTAATTCGCAAGGTGTTGTGG